TCAGTCCAATGGCGCCTGGAAGATGCTCGAGAAGGCTAGGGACGGCCGGGTACGCTACGCTCGCACGGACAAGGGCTCAGACCAGCGCCGGGAGGTGCTTGAGCACGCCGCGCTGAACTTGTGGAATAGGCCGAACCCGTACATGACAGGGGAGCAGTTCCGTGAGATCATCTGGCAGTTCATGGAGCTTGTCGGAGAGTGCTACTGGGTCCTCAATCGCGGCCCTAGCGGCAAGGGGATTCCAGTGGAGATGTGGCCTGTGCGGCCGGACCGCATGGAGCCAGTCCCCGATCCCCGAAACTATCTTGCCGGATGGGTTTACACAGGACCAAACGGGGAAGCTGTGCCACTGCTCCCCACGGAGGTCATCCAGCTCAAGTACCCGAACCCGCTGGACATGTACCGAGGAATGTCGGCAGTCCAGTCACTTCTGGCTGACATCGACTCCGCCAAGTACACTGCTGAGTGGTCTCGCAACTTCTTCCTCAACTCGGCCACGCCGGGCGGCATCGTCACCTTTGCCAAGCGCCTGTCCGATACTGAGTTCAAGGAGTTCACCGACAGGTGGCGAGAGCAGCATCAGGGCGTGGCGCGTGGCCACCGTGTTGGCGTGCTGGAGCAAGGCGCCACCTGGGACCCCAACACATACACAATGCATGATATGCAGTTCGTCGAGCTCCGAAACCTCAACCGTGAGGTTATCCGGGAGGCGTACCGCATTCACCAGGCCATGCTTGGCAACAGCACCGACGTCAACCGGGCCAACGCCCAGACGGCGGAAGAGGTGCACATTACCTGGCACGAGATCCCCCGGCTCAAGCGGCTGCGCACAGTCCTGAACCACATGCTGTTGCCGATGTTCGGGGACACGGCCAGGACGCGCGAGTTCGACTTCGAGGACCCGAGCCCGACAAGTTCGAATGACGCCAATGACGAGCTTACCGCAAAGTCCAAGGCTCTTGCCCTGCTGGTGGCTACCGGGTTCGACCCGAACGACGCCTGCGAGGTTGTGGGCCTGCCGAAGATGCGGTATGTCGGCCCGCCCCTTGGCGCGCCGAACCCGATCGCAGGGCAGACCGGAGGCCAGGCGAGTGTTCCTGGCGGCAACGGGGTGAAGGAGATTGGCCCCGCTCCGTCCGGTACAGGCGGTACCCCAGAGGTAACTCCTGCCAGCCAGGCAGACCACATCCAGAACGAGCTGTCCGAGATCATCGCAATGGAGTACGCCGGAGTCATCAAGAATGCCTTCACGGTAAATAGGATACTGGAGACCGTATGAACGGTAACACTCCCTGGCGTACGACCAGGGGCAGCCGTCTCCTGGCCTTGGCCGAGGGACAGAATCAGTGGTACAGGATCAGGAACGAGGCCGACGGCCCCGCCGTGGTGACCATCTACGACGAGATTGGGTTCTTCGGCGTCAAGGCCAGTGACCTGATCTCCGAGCTGCAGGACATCAGCGGCCCGATCGACCTACACCTCAACAGCCCTGGCGGCGAGGTCAACGAGGGCCTGGCCATCTACAACTGCCTCATGGCGCGGGACGACGTGACCGTCTACATCGACGGCATCGCGGCTTCCATCGCCAGCGTGATCGCCATGGCGGGTGACCGCATCCTCATCGCCCCCTCGGCACAGATGATGGTGCACAACCCGTTCGCCGGTGTGATCGGTGACGCCGATGACTTCCGGTCCATGGCCGACCAGCTGGACGAGAACCGGGACAACATCTCCCGCATATATGCGGCACGGGCGGGCGGTACCCCGGAGCACTGGTGCGGTGTCATGAAGGCCACGGGCTGGTACCGAGGCCAGGAGGCGATCGATGCCGGGCTGGCCGACCAGCTCACCGAGCTCAAGGTCAAGGGCAAGGCCGCTCTAGCGGCCACCGCCAAGTTCGACCTGAACCTGCTCTACCACCCCGACACCATCGCGGCGCACGTCGGCACCGTCAAGGATGCGGCTGCTCACAGCTACGTCGGCGATCGGGACACGCACCACGAGCCGATGTCCGGCACGCACTCCCACAACCACGCCGCTTTCGGCTGCGAGGACCACGACGACGGCATCCATCACCACTCGCACACCCACAACGGTGATGCCGTTCACGGCCACGAGCACACCATGCACTCGCACGCGCATGAGGGGTACGGGGATCACCCGCATCGCCACGCGCACGACGAAGGCGTGGAGCGTTTCGGAACTCATGCCCACCGGCACGCGCACCACGGCGACCCGGACCACGACGGCGACGACGACACCACGGCTGCCGGCGACACCGACCACGACTACTTCGCCGGGCCGGTGCGCAATGCGGCCCATGGAGAAGAGCGGACGGCGATCCGGAACCACATCGACCTTCACAACTCCAGCTACGACGACAGCCCATGGGACGGCGGCGCGGCCATGGCGGCCGCAGCCAACTCTTCCAGCCCGGCGTCGGCCCTGTCCGCAATCTGTGCGGGCAAGCGGTCCGGAGACGCCGCCACCGAGGCGGCGCATGCCCTGCCTCACCACAAGTCCCCCGGATCTGCCCCCAACAAGGCGGGGGTTACCGCTGCGCTTGCCGCTCTCAACGGCGGACGCGGCGGAGTGAAGGGCCTGACCAACAGGGACGCTGCCCTGGCGCACCTGAAGGCCCACGCCCGTGCGTGGGAGAGCGAGGGCAGCAGCTCAGACGCTGCCCCGTCGCCATGGATTGACGTGGACGACGAAGAGCTGAACACCATCATGGCGAACCTGAAAGGGGTTCAATAAACATGGCGCCTACCCTGACAATCCCCTCCAGGCTCGAGGAGCTGGAAGAGGCTCTTGCGAATCCGGACCACGTCCGGAACATCATGAAGGAGCCGGGGCAGTTCAAGGAGTTCATCCAGGCCTATGCCAAGGCCACGTACGACCGTGACAACGGGGACATGAACAAGCAGATCAAGGACCAGGTCCAGATCGCCATGTCCGAGTTCGTCCGCGACAACGGCCTGGCCGGGAACTCCATCAACTTCCGCAACGCGCTGCCGGACCCGTCGCCGGGTGCCAACGCCAAGGCCGTCTCGCACGGCAAGGGCGCGGTGTACAACAAGGCGTCCTACGGCGCGCGGCTCGAGGCCTCCATGGGAGGCGACAACCAGTTCGGCTCGTCGGCCGAGTTCTTCCAGGCCATCTGGCCGAAGTTCGAGACGCTCAAGAACAGTGCCGAGCTCCGCCGCAAGCGGGACGAGGCCCTGCGGATCCAGAACAGCTACGGCTCGGAGGTCCCGGCCGACGGTGGCTTCCTGATCCCGGAGCGGCTGCGGTCCGACATCCTCCAGGTCGCGCTCGAGACGGCGGTCGTGCGGCCTCGTGCCCAGGTCATCCCGATGGACAGCCTGCGCGTGCCGATCCCCATGATCGACACCACGAGCAACGTGTCGTCCGTGTTCGGTGGCGTGGTCTGCTACTGGACGGAAGAAGGCGCGCAGCTCATCGAGTCGCAGGCCACCTTCGGCCGCGTCGTCCTCGACGCCAAGAAGCTGACCGGCTACGCGGAAGTGCCGAACGAGCTCCTGGCGGACGCCCCGGCGTTCTCCTCGTTCTTCGACACCATCTTCCCGCGCGCGATCGCCTGGTACGAGGACGTCGCGTTCATGAACGGCACCGGCGTGGGCGAGCCGCTCGGCTTCGTCAACTGCCCGGCGTCGGTCCAGGTCAGCAAGGAGACCGGCCAGTCGACCGGCACGATCGTCTGGGAGAACATCATCAAGATGTTCGCCCGGATGCTCCCGACCGCGCTCGGCAACGCCGTGTGGATCGCGTCCATCGACACCTTCCCCGAGCTGGCGACGATGGCCCTGTCCGTCGGCACCGGCGGTGGCCCGGTCTGGATGGGCAACTACACCAACCCGGGCGCGTCGACGCCGCCCATCACCATCCTGGGCCGTCCGGTCCACTTCACGGAGAAGACCCCGCAGCTGTCGACCACGGGTGACATCAACTTCGTGGACATGTCCTACTACCTCATCGGTGACCGGCAGATGATGCAGTCGGCGTCGAGCGAGCAGTACCGCTTCCAGAACGACAAGACGGCGTTCCGCGTCATCGAGCGTCTCGACGGTCGGCCCTGGATCCAGAGCTCGATCACCCCGCACAACGGCGGGCCGAACCTCTCCCCGTTCGTCCAGCTGCAGACCCGATAAGCCCTCCAGTCCTGGCGGCGGGTCAGGGTGACAGCAGCGCCGCCGCCAGGGCGGGAGCCCAACTAGACAAGGAACAGGCAAGTGAGCGTTCAGGCCAAGGTGCGGTGCATCGCGAATGGGCCGTCGGCATGGGACACGACCGGGGCCAGTGGCCGGCAGGTCCGCTTCACGCCGGTGTACGACCCCGACCCAAGTCACCCCAACTTCCAGTGGTCCCAGGCGACGCCGTCCGGGTACTTCGAGATGTACGTCACGAACCCCGCCGCGTACGAAGCATTCGAGGTGAACCAGGAGTACCTGGTGACCTTCGAGCCCGTCGTGCCGCCCGCGCCGGTCGAGCCCGTGGTGGTCACCACCCCGGACGAGAACCCGCCGAGCGACGACACCTCCGACTAGTAGCAACCACAACGATGGTGGCGTAGGGGCCGGGCATTCAAACCCCCGGCTTCCGAATTAGCAGTAGTGCAATAAACCCCACTACCAAGGAGTAGCAAGTGGCAGGACAGGAAGGCCTCGGGCGACTGTTCAACCTGGTCCCCAACGCCATCTCTCACCCATTCAAGCTGCGCGGCGCGTCGGGCGTGGCGATCGTCGCCATCGGCGCGGACGCCGTGGTCACGGTCAAGGAGGACAGCACCTTCGCTGGCTCCTTCTCCACGACCCTGGCGACCGTCAAGACCATCTACTGGATGACGGCTTCCGACGGCACCGCCGCCTGGAACAAGCTGAACGTCTCGGCCAACCCCATCGGCACGTGGACGCACGGTACCACCTCCGGCCTCACCACGGCCGTCGTGACCGTCGCGCACATCTTCACGTCGATGCTGGCCGACCCGAACAGCTACCTCAAGATCACGTGCACCGGCACCACGCCGGTCTGCTACGCGATCCCCTACGACCTCACTCCTGGACGTGCTCCGGCCAACCTGGAGATTCAGGGGGCTTAGCCAATGAGCGCACTAGCCGGGTACACATATAAGGCGCTTGCGCCTTACAAGGGGCTGACCAACACTCAGCCTCAGGTCACGGTTCAGCATGCGAAGGTCCTGCCGGCAACGGCGACCGGCACACTGTTCACGGTGACCGGTTCCATCGCGGTGCTGGGGCTTGTCGGTGTCGTCACGACGGTGTTCTCGGCCACTGCGGTCAACATCTCTCTGGGCGTCACCGGAAGCAACGCGGCTATCGCCGCCAACCCTGCGGCACAGTTCAACGCCACAGCGGTCGGCGCGGTCCTGCAGCTTCCGGCGATCATCGGCGGGGTGCTGCCCGCTGCCGTTGTTGCCAACGGCTCGGCTGGTGGATTCGACCAGTTCGAGGTCCGCGGCACCAACATCACGATCACCACCGACGCAACGAACACCGGCGCGCTGGACTGGGTCCTCCTCTGGGCCCCGCTCAGCCGCAAGGTTCCGGGATCGGTAACGGCCCCGTAACATGTCCGTCAACCCTTCGGCCCTCCAGGTCCGGGAAGCCAACTTCGGCTTCCTGGTCACTGGGGGTGCCAAGACACTGCCGGCTTCCGGAAGCGGCGACATCTTCTCGGTCAACAACGGCCGTGTCATCATCACCAGCCTGATCGGTGTTGTCAGCACGGCCATCCAGGCCCAGGCGACTACCCTGTCCGTCGGGAACAAGCCGACTGGCGGTGCGTCGGCGACGGCCACTCTCTGCGCAACGGCAGACCTGAACAACAAGCCCGTAGGGACCACGCTCGCGGTTCCTGCGGCCAAGGCGAGCGCCCTGATCGTTAGCGGTGCCGACGGCACGGTCGTGTTCAACGGGTCGAGCGGCGGGCAGGGCATCCCGGTATCTAGCGGGGGCCTGGCAATCGTTCCTGCCGGAACGATCCAGGTGACAACTGTGGCCACCAGCACCGGTGCGATCATATGGTCCTGCACGTACGTCCCGTTCGACGTGGGTGCTACGGTTACTGCGCTGTAGGAGGCGGCGGATATGTGGGACTGCGAACACTGTGGATGCCAGGCGATTGCTGGCACCCTAGGCTTCTGCCCGGCGTGCTTCGTGCCTCGCCAGCAGGAGAACGTCACGGACGAGCCTAGCGGCGAATCCGCAGAAGCTCAGAGCTCCGAGCTAAGCCCTTCGGCCGACGGTACCCCTAGCGCGGGTACCCCGGACGCGGCTAACCCCGGGAGCTCGGAGCTCCGGCCCACGCCTAAGCCATCGCCGCCCCGCGCGGCTAGCGGTAACGGCGGAAACTCGGCTGCCAAGGAATGGGGCAAGCAGTAATGGCAAGGATCACCAGTACCGGGTACTGCAACTTCGACACAACCAAGGAGCCCGCAGGTCTGTACGACAGGCAGGGCGGGGTCCGGCACTCCTCCGGAGAGATCCGGCAGGTCAGCCACTTCATGCACGCAAGAGAGGAGGAAGAGCCATCACCTGGTACCAGCTCCTCGACATCCGCAAGCAAGCCAGAACCGAGTGGCTCAACAGCCCAGGGAACGGGGTCGTCGACCCAATCGCCTGCCCCCTCTGCGGGGAGCCCCTCCGGACAGGACCCACAAGCCAGTCAAGCCCCATCCTCTACTGCAAGTTCGACGGATGGCAGTGGCCAAGGGACTTCACTCGACCCAGCCCTCCAGCCGGACTCTTCGGCGGGATCAGCTCCAGCGACTCCAGCTACACCGGCTACTACTGACGGCGCCACCGCGCTCCACATGGCACGCGAGGCGTTCGACGGCGGCAACCTGGACCTCGCCGAGGAGATGCTGCAGGAGGCCGAGAACCTCGACCCTTCCCTGGCTCCCGAGGTCTCGGTTGCCCGTGCGGCCATCAAGGCGGCAAAGACGGTCAAGTAGCCCTGCCAATAAGCGGGGCGAAAACAGAATAAACAACTTAATAAAACCATTTGGCCAATCCCACCCCGTAAGGGGTTCTCGCCAAGAAAGCAAGGGACAGGAATGGCGACGGTTACTCGACCGTGCTATGTCACGCGCGATGTAGTCATGCGCGCCCTAGATGTTGCACCCTCTCAGCACCAGATCCAGAGGGTGGACGACCTCATCATGGCCGGATCTGAATTTGTAGAGGCCGAGTGCCAGCGCCATTTCTATCCCCTTGACGCCACCTACACCTTTGACTGGCCGAACTACCAGTACGCCTATCCGTGGCGTCTGTGGCTGGACCAGTACGAGCTTGCACAGGCTCCGACCAAGGTGGTGTCCGGGACATATCTGGCGCAGCCTGTCGACATCACGTCCTCTGTCATCCCGCAGCCGATCAATGACGGCCCTCCGTACACGTCAATAGAGCTGCGACGCGATCTGAGCGGATCTTTCGGCAACAACACTACGCCGCAGAACGATATCGGCATCACCGGGACGTTTGGATTCTGGTACAAGCCGGTACCGGCCGCAACCCTGGCCGTCGCGATGACGGACACGACAGGCACCACGCTCACTCTGTCAGCTGGTCCTACTTCCGGTCCTGGCGTCGGCGATGTCATCCTGGTCGAGTCCGAGCGTATGCTCCTCACAGACATTAGCTACGCAAGCACTGGGATAACCGCTACCTCCGGCGGCACCCTCGCCCAGAAGACCGACATGCTAATCGGGGTGCCGGACGGCACACAGTTCTCTGCCGGCGAGGTCATCCTGATCGAGCAGGAGTTCATGCTGATCACCAACGTGGTCGGGAACATCCTGTGGGTCAACCGGGCGGTAGCTGGCTCTATCTTGTCGACCCACAGCAACATGCTGATCTACGCGAACCGCCTCGCGACGGTGACGCGCGGGGCACTAGGGACAACCGCGGCCACCCACACGCAGGGAAAGGCCATCCAGCGCTTCGAGTGCCCGGCGCTTGTGCGGCAGGTGGCTACCGCCCATGCCCTTACCGGCAAGCTGAACGAGCCCGCTGGCTACTCTGTGCAGACCACGGCAAGCTGGTATGGCAGCAACGCTCGTGTGAACGACTCGCAGAAGACCGCCGCGCCCGGCGTCGGCATGATGGGCCTGATGGCCCAGCTTTGGGACAGCATCTATGTTCGCAAGGCAAGGAGCCGTGTCATATGACCTTGCATGAATGGCTCCCGGCTGCCGCTGCTTTGGCGATGTACGTCCAGGATGTCCTGGCCACGATCATGGTTGTTGCCGAGTCACGGAATCGCCCGCATCTGGCAGCGAGCATGGACACGCTTGGCTGGCTGGCGCAGATCACCACCACGACCGTCTCGGTTGATGCCCTCCTCACCGGATCGCTGGAGTCCAAGGTGATCGTTGTAGCGGCCGTCAGCGCGGCTAACTACGCGGGCACATGGTCTGGCGTGAAGCTAGGCCACAAGCTCATGCCGGAGAGGGTGGCGTGATGCACTGGTTCTATCTTCTCCAGCACTGGCTGGCATACGAGACCGGAAGCGAGAACACGGCTGGCGCCCCGCCGAACTACAACTTCTGGTCAGGGTTCGGCAGCGACCTGGGCGAAGCTACGCTGATTGCGGCGGTGCTAGGCACATTCAAGAAGCACAACTGCCACACCCGCTGGTGCTGGAGAATAGGGCATCATGCATTCAAGGATCCGCTTACCGGGGTCGAGTACAACTTGTGCAGGAAGCACCACCCGCTTCACCCTGGGCGCAGGCAGATCACGCAGAATGACATCGACGAGATGGGGAGGATGCTCAATGGCGAACATTAGGTACCA